TCGCGGCGGGGTGGGTGGGTGTAAAGCGGCAATGCCCGATGCTGCTCGGTAAAGTCCTGCGGGTTGTCGGTCACGCACACTGACTTGCCATCAAGCGTGTAAACCATCCACGCCACCGGCTCCTGCTGCACATCCGTAAGCCGTTGCATGGATGCCTCGGATATGGCGGCGTGGAGGGCATCTTTAATGAGGTGCAACTGCCTCAAAATCTCTTTCAATGCCTTACCATCCGACATGGTTATATTTGGCTCATCAATGGCGCGATCAACTCGCTCAAGCGCCTGTTTCATTGCTTCGATGCTCATTCTGCTTCTCCTATGCCGTGTGCCCGCTCTATCTCACGGGCAAACTCTATCTCCCACCACACAGAATGCAGGTGGGGTTTGTCGTTCTCCAGCTTGCGAGCAAGGGCAATAATCTCGTGCTCTGGTAGTGGCTCGCTCACCGGATAGGTAGTGTCGCCTGTATTCATTTGGTTACTTTTTTCCTCCGTCATAAGGCACAGCAAGTTTGGTTCCGATCAACATATCACTCAGGTTTCTTCCATCTTCCAGTGTGACTTCAGCGAGGTAATACCCAAACTTGCTTACCTTTTCCGTCGTAACCTTCACGGTCTTACCACCACAGACTTCTCGTACAAAATCTTTTGCCATCGCATACCCCGGTTGACCTTTCTCCGGGGTATCAACCCGCGCCAAACGCAGCCGATGCTTCGTACAGATTTTGAAACCAAGGTCGATCAGTGCGTCAATGGTGTCGCCGTCCACTACGTTGTCAATCACTGCGTTGTATTGGTACATGGTTGTCCCTCAGTAGATAAAAACAAAAGCCGCGATTATAAAAAACCCAGACAGCAAAACGATCTCAACGAAAGTCATATCAGCCCCGCCATTCTCTGCGCTACCGCAGACTCAGCTTCAGCTACTGCTGTGGCACCCTGCTCCTTCTCCATGATGCGTTTGAAGTGGTTCCACTTGCTTGCTTCCCACTGGAGGTGCGCCATCATGGGCTGCTGCCCTAGGATGACTGCGTGCTGGTGGCCACACACTCCCTTCAACCGTTCAACCTCACGCTCAAGCCGGTCGCACTTTTGTCTCAACTCGTTGTACGTAAGGTTCTTCTGTGGCGGTGGGGGTATATCATGCAGTTGCGGTACTGACTGGATGCGGTTCATTACTTCCCTCTCCTATTCAAGATGCTGTCACCTACTCGCTCAATGAACTTCCTGTCCCCGTCAACCTTGGCCTGTAACTCTATCGGGGTATCAAATCCGAGTTGTCGGTAGTACTTGTTCTTCGCAAACACCCAACAATCAGCATCATGTTTCAGCTTGTCGATAGTTTCAGTGAGCTTGGTAATCTCCTCGACTTTCTCATGCAACAAGTCTCGCAGACGCTCAGTCTCTGCACTGCGCTGCTCCTCAGTGCGCTCCTCAAAAATCCGCACATTCGCAAACGCTGAGGTCACACTGCCCACACTTTCTGATCTCTGCATTCCTACTCTCCCCTAAGTATTTGAACTCCTCAAGTAACCTGTTTACATGCGCGTTCCACATCTCTGTACCAGCAGCCTTATACAACTTGTCGAACCATTCTTCCGTCATCATGTATCCCCATAGTTTTTTGCCACACCGGACTCACATGCAACCGGCAGGCCGGGTGCCCACTTGGGCGGTGTCGACATGATCTCCACCAGCTTTGCCTCAGCCTGTGCTGCCTTGCTGTCCGGCGCAGTGATGATGATCTCGTCGTGAACTTGGAATGCAACGTGGTAGTGCTGTCCGATTGCGGCCATCTGCTCACGGATAACGATAGCGGCAAGGGCTTGGATCAGATTCTCCGTCACCTTCCCACCGTAGATGCGTACCCATGACGCATCATCAGCCTCGCCAAGTACACGTCGCGCAGCAGCTTTCGTAAATTGCCTTGGGTCAGCGATGTATTCAAAGCCATTCGTCGTGGCACGCAGTGCGGGGTACTGGACGCGCAACTTGTTGGGCAACTTGATACCCAGTGAATCATATGTTAGTACGTCATGGATACTGCCACTGCCGCCGTTGACCATCGCGGTCAGCGCCTGCCCACACTTCTGCCAAAGCTGTGCAATCTTGAAGTTCTTGCTGCGATAGATTCGCACGATGCGTTCGGCTTCGTTGATGTCGATCTTGACGTTGATACCACCTTGCCCGATCTCAAGAGTGCGTCGCAGCTTCTCCGCACCCATGCCGTAGCCAAGCCCGAGGATGCAGGTCTTCCCAACGAAGCGTTCGATCTTGTCAGACTTGGTGATCTTGCGACCGTACACCTCAGTGGCGAACTCGGAGTACACATCCCGCTTCTCACTGAACGCTTCGACCAGGTCATCCTGCCCTGCGATGTACGCCACCATCCGGGCTTCGATCTGCGATGAGTCAGATGCGATGAGGCTGTACCCCTCCGATGCCTTCAGACTGCGCCTGATTGCGTTGCTGCCGCCACGGGCAGGGAGGTTTTGCAGGTTGAGCTTGTCGCCCCCACTGAAGCGGCCTGTGTGCGCCCCGTAGTAGTTCAGCATGATGGGCAGCTTGCCCCGCCCTGCCACACCGATCAGCGACTCGGTGCGGGTCTCCTCGATGGTCGACTTCACTCCCAGACGGGCAGAGACCAGTGCCTGTACACGCTCATCCGGGTGCTCCAACAAGTCGGTAAATCCCTTGTCGGTCTTGCTGAATGCCCATGTCTCCTTGCCAGTGGTGAGACTCACCTTACGCGGCGGCTCGACACCCAGTCGCTGTAGTGCAGTGGCGAACTTTGGGTTGGACATGATGTCCTCGGTGGTGACGTCTACCTCAGACATGAGCTTTGCCTTGCGCTCCCGCACTTCCTCAAGATGTTTCTCCAAGAGTGGTACATCAAGTTCGATGACAGGCTCCGTATACATCCGCAGTGTCTGGTCAATCACCAACAACTCGCTGGATGGGAAACCTACCTTGAGCTTGTCGAACAACTGCTTCGTCAGGTTCACATCGTTGATGCAATACTGCCCGTACTGTGCGAGTTCGGCCTCGGTGAAGTCTGTCTTCCGCTTCCCCAGTGCAGCCACCACCTCGTCGCCCTTCCTGCCGAGTCCGTAGTATGCTGCCAGTTTTGCAAGCGATCCGCCGACAGTGAGGGCATGCGCTGGACGGGCCATGCTCAAAGTATCAAGCCAGAGGCGAGGGCGGATACCGAAGTGCCACGACAGGATGGCACCATCGAACGCTGTGTTGTGGCACAGGATCGCCCGCTTCCGGTAGTCCAGTGACCTGATGAACTTGCCGGGGTTGTCGCCGCTGTACCAGTCGCACGGGTAGTCGTTGACCTTGATGCCCACACCGATGACTTCAAACCTCGGGTCACGGATGTACGCCTCGGTAGTCATCTTCGACAGGGAGAACTCTTTATCATAAAAAGTCTCGATGTCTATTGTAACTATGTCCATTGTCATTACACGCTCCTTACACCCAGTAGGGTGGTCAACTCCAGCTTCTTCGCACGACGCCGAGCTTGTCGCTCAGCAGCCGTGAACTTGTGACGGGGTTTGTCCCTGCCTTCACCCAACTTGTATACAGGAGTCACGTCGCGCCCCAGACGATCCGCTTCCCATGCACATACGTGTACAACCTTATGCTTCTTCATGGTACGCAGCACACTTCCGGCAGTGACGACGTGCATCCCGGTTTCTTCAGCTACTTCGTGGGCGGTAACAGGGTCATGCAGCAACAGCTTGAACAGCCGAGCGTACATGCTCTGATTGACCTTAACCGCCATTCTCTTCCTCAAGAATCTCCAGAAGTTTCTGAAGGTAGTGCTTGCTCTTGGCAATCTCCAGACCATCGGCATCCTTGGTACCCATACGCATGAGGTACTTCAAAGCCCCGGCACGGTACGCACCAATGCGTTGTTCGATGGGCCATGTGTCGATCACATCCCAAGGCTCGACGCCCATGTTCTTATAGTGATCTCCACCAACTTGTTGCTTGTTGGCTTGCTCTTCTTCGTCCAACCAACCTTGCTCAACCACTGGCTCATCAGCAGGCGGTGGTGTATGGACAGAAGCAAGGGCTTGCTTGCGCAGGGTATACACGGTGGGCATCGCCATGCCGAACTTCTCGGACACGGACTTGGGTGTAGCCAGTGGGGACTTGGTGAAGTAATCGATGACACGTTGCTTCTTGGTAACTTTAGGCATACATCCTCCTGTTTATCGTAAATGATCTGGCACTGTGGGTAGTTTCACAGTGTCCTTCCCTTTGCGGAGCCGCGATTCTACAAGGGCTATGGCTTTCTCCAGCTCCCGCACGGTAATGATTTCCAACTGTGCGTCGTGCAGTTCTACCAACTTGTTGAGCATTGTTATCTCCTCACCAGTTGGGGTGAATCTCCCATGCACCGAGGCTCTCGTTGCAATCTTGATGAGTGCGTACTTCCCATGCTCATGGGCATACTTGTACTGCGTACCAAACCCCATCTCAAGTAACGCTTCGACCATGTTGCACATGGACGTGAGGATGTCCACGTCGTACTTCTTCGCCCTACCCTGAAGCAAAGCCAGCATTGCCTGACTGTGTTTGATCTTCAGCGTAGTGAGCGGGAAGTCATGGTTCTGTAACGGGGTAACACTTTCCACCACATACCCTACCGGGTTTTTAAGCACAGCCCGTGGGCGGTACTTCTTCCTTGGCTTCTTAGTTGTACCCATGTCATCCTCAGATAAAGACTCCAAACTTCTGCCGCAGTTTCCGGCTGTGGGTTTTACATATACGGTCTATCCCTTCGATCATTCTCTCCGGGGTAGGTTGTGACAACTTGTTGAAGAATGTAACTTCCGCACTCTCAGCGAATGCTCGCAGTATCTCCGGGGTGAACTGCTCATCACGGATACAGGTGTACAGCAGCGTTATCCAGCGGTCGCAATCCCAGTCTGGCATTGTCCATGTGGAACTACCCTGCCTGTCCTTGGATACTGCTTCACAGATAGGCTGCAATACACCCAGTTTGGCGCGAACCTTGATGCCGTACTTCCACTTTCGCAAGGCTCGCAACCATTCACGGCGACGCTCCTCGTCGATCTTCATACGCTTAACTTTGCCGCAGTAATCTGTGCGGTGAGCTTGTCGAAGTCTACGTCTGGAGTAACCACTGTCTTGGGGCTGGACTTGATCTCCTTGTGGCGGGCTTTCGTGTGCTCATCCAACAAGTCCCACAGTGGGGGCCATGCCTTCAGTGCAGGGGCAAGAGTGGTGTACGTCGTGATGACCTGCTTCACGCTTTCAGCGAACTCATCCTGTCGTTTCTGTGCCGCTCCAACGCGCTCAAGGAATGCTTTTGCTTCTGCGTATAACTCACCCCATACAAGATGGTTTTTGAGAGCAATGCGTCCTGCAAAGTAGCTGTTTGAATGCGCCAGATCGGTGTCTATTACTGCCACAGGCCATGGTCTTGGAGCCGACAGGTTGAACTTCATCTCGATGCCCATACCACCTACGTAGTCGACATGGACATGATCGACTTCTTTACACCAGTAAGACGGTAACTGCTTAACTAGGTGCAACTCATCAGCAAACAGCGTGTTGTAAATCTTATCCCCCCACGAATGATCGGGGCGGCTTTCAAAGGCACGTGTAACAGCAGGTTGTAGCTTGCTCTTCGCTTGTACCAAGATGTCGTCGATGAGGGCTTGGGAGAATCGAACGGTCGCCATTATGTGCTCCTTAGTTTAGGGTTTTGGTTCTGTTGAACCCGGACATAAATTCATAAAGTTGTTTTGCAATGTCAGTGCAGTACTGTTCTTGTGTTTTCACAGACTCATGACCAAGTGTTGCAAGTACTGTGATGAGCGCATGGATCACCGCGCTGTATTCATCGTCGTCATCTTCATTCAAATCCAATGCCGACGTGATGCGTTCGTAATACGCAACGACTTTCTCGTTGTATTCCATATCAAACCCCAATTCTGTGTCGTGCCAGCATGGTATGTATCAGCGATGTAATGTCGTCGAACTTTACCCACTTGCCAGTCTGGTTGAATGTCCGTGTATCCGAACTCCCATCTCCCACCATACGGGCGGCGAAGCGAGGCCCAACTAGGTCATATCGCAGTTCCGCAGCGATCTCGAGGATGCGGGCACCTCGGAAATACATATCAACACGTGCCCCGTTAGGAGTACTTCTCGCTGACCCAAAATAATACCCCTCCGGCAGAGGAGGGGCACCAATAAGGGCGGCACACTTGGCAGGCCAGACAGATAAGATCGCCATATCAACCTCCCATTTCTACGATCTCACCGAACGGTGCATCGCCAGCACATGTAATCACCCAAAGCACGGGGGCATCAGGCTGTGTGCCAAAGCTGTCACAGCACAGGTCAGTGAGGAACACGATAGCCACCGGCTCAACACCCAGTTCAGTGATCTTGTCGAACACCGGAGCGAAGTCAGTGCCACCGCCACCATGAGGGCGGATGTCGAGTGCATCGTCTGGTGCATAAGACTCCACATGACTGACTTCGGAATCAAAGTACAGTACATGGATACGTGTCGGACAGAGATCATCCTTGACCTTGCCGATCTCCGCAGCGAACTGGTTGATAGTATGCTGGTCGATTGACCCAGAACAGTCAACAGCGAACACCACTTCGCCCATTGCCTCGCCGGTAACACTCGGGAGATACACGCCCTGCCCTATGAATCGTCGGTTAGCACGGGCAAAACTGCGCTGGTCGGTGCGGGCTTTGACAAGGAAGCGGTGCAGCACATCACGCCAATCGACCTTGGGTTGCAGTACCTCATCGACCAGTCGTTGCATGTTGGCAGACAGTTTGCCCATCATCTTGGCAGCTTGCGCAGCCTGTGCCACCTTCACTTTCCACTCAGCCTGTTGCTGTGCCTGCTCAGCACCATCACCCTCACCATCCTCGCAGTCGTCAAGCAAACCGTCGGTGCCGTCCTCCTCGTTCTGTTCTGGCAAGATGTTGTAGATACCCTCTGACGTACCGCCACCGGCAGCGTAGATGTTGGGGTCATGCAGTCCGACCTTGGGCATACGACCGATCCTGTCATCGGTCAACAGCTTGTTGATAACGTAGTCAGCGGCCATGTTCCACCGCCTCGGTGCCCTGCCACCACGACGGTAGTTATGCTCCAGCATGGGATGCAGGCACTCATGGGCAACGAGGAACTTGACCTCATCATCGGACAGCGACTCGACGAACTCCGGGTTGAACTTGATCCGCTTGCCGTTGGTCGCAGCGGTAGGGATAGCCTCGTCAAACTCGAACGGCATGTTGAGTGCGATAGTCCCGATGAACGGATGCTCAAGGATGAGCGAGGTCTTGGCTTTCCAGCTTGGTTTGCAGTTTCTTCATATCCATCAGTCTCTCCTAGTATTTAGCAAATTCACCATGATGTCTGCGTCGAGCATTATTTACCGCAGCAACGGCGTCTTCTAACTCTACATACTGCCCAAGATATGTATTCTTACCAGATATAGATAGCTGCGCTTGGTATCGTTTGTCCTTACTATTCCAAGTGACACCTTTAGGTAGTTGTCGCTTACTCCAACCACGGGTGTTATATCGGTTCTGTTGTTGTGTACATGGGCGTAGGTTTTCAATTCGATTATTGGTAGGATCACCATCGATATGATCGATCATCTTAGGTAGCCATCCATAGTGGTACATAAATACAACTCGATGTTCCGGGTATATAGTTCCGTGTATACGGATTTGCCTATACCCCATCCCGTTCAATGCACCAGCACGTTTATTACGCATACGAGGTGCTGCTTCCACGCTCCATATCAACGCACCATCTACGTAGGAAAAGAGTTTGCGTAACGTAAGCTGATCGATCATGTGATACTCCCATAATTTATATCTTACTTAACATTGTGCATGAACGCCCCCATCTTGTCCATGATGGCCTTGGCCTCTGCCGCAGTGTCACGGCGCAGGTCAGGGTCGTTACGTAGTGCATCAGGATGTTTGAGCAGGGTCGCCTCAACCTGTTGCCGCATCGCTTCCAGATTCGGGTCGTCGTTGAAGTTGAGACGGGGTAGCAGGGCACAGATTTCCCGAGCGTTCTCCACCATGCTGTCGCGGAAGATCGCCTTGGGGTCAGCGAGTTTTTCCGCCATGTGCTTGACCCGATCAAACAGTCGTTGCCATACCTCCTGTAATGCTGCCTGCTCTGCGTCCTTCACACGGCGCTCAACATCTTGCTGGATGCGAGACAGTTCCTCCGATGCGATGGCTACCCGGAAGTCAGTACTGGGGACGGGATAAACCGCCATGTCCATGTGAAACTTGGCACGAATATCCACAGCCGATGGGTAGTCGGCAGGGTCGTACAGACTCCCGAGGATACGCTTGGCATCGTCCTTCAGCGTGTCGTAGTTATCCACAAAGTTATTCACAAGGATGTTCCACTCATCACGCTCCTTGCGAAACTCCGTCATGAATTGCAGGTAGTTACTGGTGGGCAGCATCTGGGTACCGTCGATGCCCCACGGCAAGGTGTTGTCGTAGTACTTGGTGCGGATGTGGGTGGATTTCTTATGAACGTGGTCGAGCAGGTCGTTCATGGGCAGCAGGGCTTTGTTATACCGCCCCGCAGCGGTAGTCGTACCGTGTGCGTCAGCCACCTCCTTAGTGGTACGTTTGTCGAACTTGCGGGCAGTCCATTGACTTATGGAAAGCTGCACCAGAAGGGCACGGTCATTCAGATTCATAGTCGAAACTCCTCTATATATGTTGATGGATGTGTTGCGAAGATAAGTTCTATAAGTTGAAGATACGTCTTAGGGTGCGGTAGGCAGCCTCAAAAAAGCACAGACTGATGCTTGATCGACCACTGGGTGAAGGCTTGGGTAGTGGCAAGGTCGGGGTTGCGACGGGCAGCGTGACTGATGGTCAGCACGGAGAACTCGGGCGGCATCCGCTCTGCATACTGGCAGACACGTTCGAAGTTACCCTCGGTAGCACGCTGTGCGATGGCACCACTGAGAGCGTAGAGAGTCGCCGGGTCGGTGGGCACGTCACTGGTGGTCGGGTTGAGCAGGATAGCGTCAGGGTTAGGCAGTTTGCGGAATATCCGCATGAACCCAACGAACTCAGCGGCAGCACCCTCACCCACTGCACCCTTGAAACACTCGTACTCAGCCTCGGGGGAGACGGTACCAAGCACGTCGGACACACCCTCAACCCATGAACGAGGGGTAGCGTTCTGGTCACGCTGAGGGTCGAAGTCATGCAACAAGCCGGGACGGAAACGGATAAAGCTAACCACCTCAGGCTTCACTTGGTGGTCGATGGCCCATGACGTCCAGTCATCGAGGTGAGTCTCCAGTTCGAGCACAGTCTCCCGATTACGCAGATGAGACAGCACCCGGTTGGCACCAGCACGGTCAGCCTGCCTGTTACCCGTCGAGACTACCATCCACCCATCGGGCAGGGTGTGACCATGCAGGGTGCGGGCTTGGCAGATGTTAGCGAACACCTTTTGCAAGTCAGTACCCGCTTGGTTGCGGTCGTCGAAGCACAGGATGCCAACGTCGGGCGCTTTACCCTTGACGGGGAACCACTCGGGCAGCTTGTAAGCGAACTTGTCGCTGGATGTTGTGAGATCAGGAACTCCGAAGTCTTCCACCAGCATGGTGGGCATATGCCGTTCGATATAGGGCACCCCGAGTTCCTGTGCAACCTCATGGACGATGGTTGTCTAGCCGCCACCGGGAGCACCCTCGATGCAGACAGTGCGACGGATAGGAAAAAGGGACTTGATGGTATCTTTCAACAGTGTCGCTCTCATGGCGAACCTCCAGAATTAAAGGGTGGAATTACGGTTATCAGGGCCACGAGACACGACGGTATTACCACCGAGAGTGTCCCGCACCTTCTTCGCTTCGGGCTTGGAAGCAAAGTACATGGGTTGATTACCGGGGCCAGTGACGACAGCCCCACCTTTACCGTGACGCAGAACAAAAAGACGCTTCATGATTACTCTCCTGTAAGTTATGGACTAGGGATGATGATGCACTCGTTCTGATGCCGCACCCCATAGGCATCGACGTAAGATTCCCCGCACCCTGCCAGCCATTCGGCCAGCAGGACGAAAACGAGGATGATAAAAAGCGTTGTAGCGGTGATGCTGGCGAGTTTCATTTCCCCTCCGCTTTACGAATTGCTGCTTTTGCTTTGCGTATCTCTGCCATATCCCGATTAGGGTCAGCACAAGCGAGAAGTTCTTTGCATGAGGCAAGCAGATCAGATGCGGAGTCGCGCAGTATGTAAGCCGCTACCTCAGCCTGAAACGTCGAGCATGGTCGCACCAGTCCCTTGTCGATAGACGGGTCATCACCGCAGAAGTTAAGGCAGTCACATCGTGGTTTCATATCACCCCCTGTAAAAGTAAATGTGTCCATCGATCTTGATGATCGAGTAATCCACCTGGATATTTGTTGCCGTTTGTTCCCAGTCGATAGCGATATACTTGGGCAGGTTGCGAGGTATATCGCCACAATCCTCCAACAACTCTTTGGCGTACTCGGTGAAATACTCCTCACGAATAAGGGTTGATGGGTACCAATCACCTCGCCACTGCTCATCGCCACCGTAGCCTTTGAGTTCGGCAAGGATGTTTTCGAGTTCGCCGCGCTCCTCTGCCAGCTTCTCATGCTCCTCCCATGAACCCGGCATGACCTCGTGGGCATTGATGTCTGTCAGAATCACCAGTTCCTCATACCGCTCGATGATGCCGCGGATGGCGATAATGTCTTCGTGTTTCATACCAGTTCCTCCGGTAGTTCGACCTCATCGCCAAGGCGTGAGGCAACGTAGCAGCGCATGGCTGCGATAAGGGGGGTGGGGCCTGTTGCGGAATAGTGGGGTCGGTCGGCAAGTCTGTATTCGGCATACCATTCGGCTTTACACATAACCTTGCCGACCTCGTCGGCATACTCTTCGACAAACCAAACGCTGATCTTCTCCCGCTCGATGATCGGCCCGGCTTCAGACCAGTCGGTTGAGGAGTGCGTCCAATGGACGCCGTGCCCCTCTGCGTTGCGCATATAGAGGAAGTGTTCGACACCTGCGGGGCTTCGCCAATACTCTAGCGATTGCCCATTGGTTGAAAAGTATCCTTGACATTCCGCCACCGCCCAATCAAGGGCGGCGTCTGCCAGTTCGCTTGTTTTCATCGCGTTTCTCCGTATATCTCAACCGTCACACACGCCCCTTTGAGACCAGTGATCTCGCATTGGGCGAACTCGTCCTCTCCACACCATACGAACGAAGCGTTGGGGTAAGCCGCGACCCATCGTCGGAGGAGGCGCTCCTCCTCGTCACTCAGGCCAGTGACATCCCCATACTCCAAGGGCACAGCGAAGTGCTGTCCGATCACAGCTTCACGCAGCAGTTCCATTCTCATTCTCTGTCCTCCTTATCCAAATCGTTTGCGATGATCGCCTCCCACACCACTTCGTCGCTGGTGAGGTGCTCGTACTCCCTTTCCAGTCGCTTGTAGAGGTCTTGCATGTGGGAACGGAATGTATCCTCGAATGTGTTCAGTAGTCTGTCGTGGGACTGCTGGTTGAGTACAGCAAGCCATGCCGAAGTGCGCAGGTCATCCACTGGGTAGGGGGAGTAGCACGCAGCGAACTGGGTGTCGATGGATGACTCCGGCAGTGGCAAGTCGTAGTCGTATGAGACGCTGTTCTCGTGGTAGTAGTGGCCTGTGTGTTTAGATGAAAAGTTGAAGTGGTTTCTGGCATGGGCAGCAAGTATGGGGTTATGGGTACCGTGTGCAGCGAGGAACACAAGCCAGTTATTCACATACCCCTCAAAGCAAGCACCGTCACCCTGCGACCAGAAACCACGGAAATACATCTCCTCTACGTGGATACCGATGGCTGCCATGTCCTCCATGAACCAGTCATAGACGGGTTCCCACCAGTCGTGATCGATATTGATGTCGCGGTACTTCTCGATGAGTTTTTGTTTGATCTCGTCGTTCATTTTGTGCCCGCCAGACCTGAGAGAATGCGTTCCGTAACGATGGCTTTGTACCCCTCGGTAGCCAGCTTGCGCATGAGTCGGAGGGACAGCAGGATAGTGGGACGGTGGGGATGAGACTGACTACGATGCTTTGACGTGGTAACGCTGTGGCGCTCCTCGTTCTCGAACCATGCTTGGGCATCCTCCGACCAGATGAACAGGGGCCAGTGGGTGCCGTAGGAATACACAACGTAGAGGTTCTTATCGAGGTGGGCAGTAGCGAACAGGTTACTACCCTCGAACTGGATGCAGCGTTGAACGTAGTCCCGAGCGTTACGGTTTGTAATCTTCTTTGACATGGTAGTGTCTCCGATTAGTTGGTGGTTAAGGTTACGAATGCAACTTGACATATACCACTGGATGCAGTGGGACGGATTTCGATAAAATCCACAGAGGAGTAGGCTACCTTTACACGGCACCAGTCTGTCCATCCTGCTAGGTCTTTAACAGCTTTGATGATACCGCGTCTAGTCTTGGCAGTGGTTGTACCACGCTTGACCCAGCAATAGTTAGCTTCACCACCAAAGGTATCGGTGATTTCGATGTTGTACATGTAATTCTCAGCCATGATAGGCTCCTTACAGTAAAGTTAAAGGTAAGCCAGTCGGGTTGGCCCCGACCGAATTTCAGTCTCGCACAGCCAGCGAGCCGTGTCAAGTTTCGGGTCGCCTACATCGGCTTTACGTCTGCTAAAGCTGCTCTACGCTGTAGGTCTGCAAGCTCTTCCTCCGTAAAATCTACTGCGCCACCGTCTTCTACCACTTCAGGGGGTAACTGTACAGCGTTTGGAACGAATTTAGTACCATCCCAGTATTGTTGAACCACCGGCACAGAGGATCGCGGAGTATCGCGTTGAGGTTTATACCCTATCTCCTTCGCAAGTAGTTGCATGACAAGACTGGACATGGGGATGAACTGCTCTTCACAATAAGCCACGAGAGCAGAGTGAAAAGTCACGGGAATACGTACAGTTAAGAGCTTAGTTTTCATGATAATCTCCAAAAACGCTGTTTTTAGCGTATAGAAATCCTAAACAAAAATCTAGATTTTGTCAATGAAAACCTATGCTGAAATCTAGATCGGAACTAGATTTTTGTTGCGAAAATCTAGACAAATTTTTCGTGTTTTTTGGTGTTTTTGTGTCAAGTTAGCCATTTTTGAGGGAAAAACGTAGATTGTAGATCGTGAATAGATTGTTGAATAGATCGTGCAAGTCCTTGAATATAAAGGATATTGCACTGCACAATCTAAATAATCTACGAAATTTGAGGTAATGTGAGCCACGCGGAGTTGTTAATGAAAAAAATCAGCGCAAAAAAATTTTGTAGAGAACCTATATGAAAAAAACGTAGATTATTTAGATTGTTTAGATTAATTTTCTTTACGCAAGTGGTGGCTCCCCCCGCCCAAATCGTTGATTTGATGGCGTTTTCCCGTAACTTTACTAGCGTAAAGTTGTCAAGTTTCACGATCTAAATTTGGGTAAATCGTGTCAGGTTACGCATGTATCGGCTGTATCATCGTGACATAGCCCTATAACTTTACGTAAATTATGTCAGGTTAGCTATTAACTTTACGCATATAGCTGTATAGTATCCCGCTGCTATGCGCTATAAAGGGGCGAGCCATGACCCCCCGACGTATAGTTAGGTGTTGTCTTTATATAAACCTTACCTGCGACCCCCCTCGGGCGCGACCTTACAACCTCCAGAGCTACAACTTTACAGCATACAAAGTTGACACACAAAAAGAAAACCCGCCTTTCGGCGGGTCAGTGGTTACATGCTGAGAACTAGGACTAGTAGGATGTATAGTAACGGAGCGCCCACTACTACACCTATAAACACCTTCAGATCGTCACTCATTTGCTGCGCCTCCCTGTGCTAGTAAAGTTACATCCTTGAGCCATGCTGTATAGTTTTCCCCTTGCTGTGGTTCATCACCCCACAGCACCACGTGTCTGCGCTTACCATCAGCGCACAACACATTAAAGAAAACCTCTTTAATGGGCCTGATGCGGCCACCTTGTTGGTGTCCTGTCATTGTCTTATCCCTTAAAAAATCCCACCCCTTTCGGGGTGGGAGTGACGTTAGAAACTAAACTTGGGTTTCGATGCTGCAGAGGGTTTCGCCGTCTTCGGATCAACCTTGGCTACTGCCAGTTTGCCAAAGCGGTACCCAAAGGCCAGCGATATATCCGCGTCGATTCTCTCGGCTTTCTTCGCCTCATTCACGAATGAGACCTCGAAATCCTCTTTGGCAAGTCTTGCGTTTTCCTGCGCTTTCTTCAGAGCGCGGTACTTCGCTTTTAGCGCCGTAGACATCGAATCTTCATCGACCGAAAACCAATTCAATTCTTTCGCGTTTTCCATTTTGAAACTCCTTCGAGTATGATGCGCCTCATCCGGTAGCGATATGCGACCTTCAAACGAAGCGCATCATTGCGAAGGATTCCAAGATTTTAAAGAGCGTCGCTGGTAATCTGGCGTGTCGTAGCGATGTGTTACGACAATTCCAGACTAGCAAAACGATACGTCAGCGTCAAGTTTGCCCTGCCAATGCGTGCGCGTATGCGCGTGCGAGCGTGATGCGTGTGTGCGTGCGACGTGCAGGGGGAGACACCCCACCCCCCACATGGACACAGAAAATCAATGCCCCCCGGTAGTATTCCAAACCGCTCTGAATACGCCCCCGGAAAAGCAACTCCCCCTTTTTGTGCTATAATTACAGAACATTTAGGGGGAGCTATGCTATCTATTGAACAACTTGCTGTTGAACTTTCCTATAACCCGGATACTGGGGTGCTGCTACGAAACCGAACTCAACGGCCTGTCTATCTAGAATCTGGGAAGGGTGGGCCGCGTGTAGAAGTTGCGGGGGTTCGCCTTTCTGCTTATAAAGTAGTCCTTGCTTTATGGCTCGGTAGGTACCCAGAAAAACATGAATACCGACATACAGCCGACGATCCCACGGATTTACGAGCAGTTGCGTTTAAGCGCAGACGTGGAGATGGGAGGAAAGATTGTGCTTCGTGCGGTAAGGATGTAGAACTTGACAACTACCACTACAACGCCAAACGAAAAGACAAACGTGGTAGCTATTGCGTAGACTGTATACGACAACTATCTAGACAATGGAACCGTACAGCCACCGTAGCAAAGTACGGTATGTCTGAACATGATTACGAAGCCATGTCAGCCGCGCAAGGCCATAAGTGTCGAATTTGTGAAAAGCCAGCAAATAGAGAGCGATATGGAAAACTATCTATAGACCATTGCCACATCAGCGGCGCAGTACGTGGGCTTTTGTGTATATCTTGTAATACTTCACTTGGAAAATTTTACGATGACCCACGGATGTTGCTTCGTGCTGCTCAGTACCTGCTAGGGAAACTACCTTGACACCCCCGTATCCCGCGCTACACTGCGCATATGGATAACCTACCCCTCAACCACACCAAGTGGAATGACAGGCTGGCTTTCGATGTGGCATTGACCCTCGAAGGCAGTGGCGAATCGCTCCAAGAGATTATGGGGCGGCACAGCATCACGGCCAACGATATACTGGTATTCAACTCCGACCCGATCTTTCTCAAGAAGGTGGAGCATTACCGCGCCGAAGTGCGGGACAAGGGGCTGACGTTCAAACTCAAAGCCCGTGCACAGGCCGAAGAGCTTCTGACAACTTCTTGGTTGTTGATTCACGACCCGGCAGTTTCCCCCGCTGTGAAGGCAGACCTGATCAAGAGCACGGTAAAGTGGGCTGGTCTGGAGCCGAAGAACGAAGTCACCGCTGACACTGGCGGTGGCGGAGTACGCATCACCATCAACCTTGGCAATGACACCAAGGATGTCCGAACAATCGAAGCCACCACTGTGGAGAATGAGGATGTCGCTGCCGTTGAGTATTCAGAATATGTTCAATGAAACGCATAACGGAATACCCGCTGCGAGGTTTCGCTCGTCGATGGAAGCCAAGAACATGGAAGCTACCCTGCGCGAGCACAAGCATTCTTTCCAGACCAAGATCAACAAGTCCAAGAAGCGCGGCAGAGAGTTCATCGTGATGCTGCTGGAGCCTGCCTGTGGCACTTGATATTAACTATACACCGCCGCCTACCGGCAAGAAGTTCATGGAGAGCAACGCGAAGATGCGTGTGCTCATGGGGCCAGTGGGGTCGGGCAAGAGCGTTACCTGCTCCTTCGAGGTGGTGCGTCGTGCGAGTATGCAGGCTCCGAACGCCAACGGCATAAGGAAGAGCCGCTGCGCTATCGTCCGCGAAACCGTGCGTCAGTTGCAGGACACGACGATCAAGACCTTCCTTGACTGGTTTCCTCCCGGTCAGTGTGGTGAGTACATGCGCACCACCAAGACGTACTTCTTCAAGGTGGGGGATGTCGAGTGCGAGATTATGTTCCGTGCTCTGGACGATGCCGACGACGTGGCGAACCTGAACTCGTTGGAGCTTACCTTCGCATGGTTCAACGAGTGTCGTGACATCCACCCGGACATTGTGGACGCGATGTCCAAACGTATTGGTCGTTTCCCCAGCGCCAAAGACGGTGGCCCCACGTGGCATGGGATGTGGGCGGATACCAACCCGCCGACGATGGACACTTGGTGGTACTACCAGATGGAAGGGCTGGACATACGAGACGGTGTGTCGTCCAACAATAACGGATGGGCAGTGTTCAAGCAGCCGTCTGGACGTAGCCCTTACGCAGAGAATATCGAGAATCTGCCGGAGGGTTACTATGATACGCAGGGTCGGAGCGAGGAGTATATCCGGGTTTACATCGACGGCGAGTATGGGCTGTCCTCGGCTGGTATGCCGGTGTACAAGTATTTTCGGCCAGACTACCATATGGCTCAGTCGAGACTTCGCCCGATTATCAATGGGGTTCGACCCGTTATTATCGGGATGGACTTGGGGCTTACCCCTGCGGCTGTCATCGGACAGCAAGACCCACGTGGACGGGCGCTGATACTTGACGAGGCAGTGTCGTTCGATATGGGGGTGCAACGGTTTATACGGACGGTACTCAAACCGTTATTGTATGAACGCTTCCCCGGTACGCCAGTCCTTGTGGTTACTGACCCGGCAGGGGTGCAGAGGGCGCAGACTGACGAGCGCAGTGCGGTCGACATAATCAGAGCAGAAGGGATGAAAGTGATCCCTGCGAAGACGAACAGCGTGTCGGCGCGGATAAACGCAGTGGATGAGTATCTCATGCGTCAAGTAGATGGCGACCCGGCGTTCCTTGTCGATCCACGGTGCACGCAGCTTAAAGCCGCCATGATGGGTGGGTACCGGTTCAAACCCAAAGGGGATGGGGATATTGACAAGAACAAACATTCCCACGTGGCTGAGGCACTCCAGTACCTGATGTTGCACGTAGGTAATGCCAGTGAGGGTCATGCACTCCAGCAACGACGGGAAATCAAACGCTTGTCAGCCTCTGGATGGACGTGATAGATTGACTTCACTGCTTCGTGGCAGTGTCGCCGCCTCTGAGAAGAGGCTTACCCCCCGTTGAGTGCGCTCCGGGGGGTTTCTTTTTTATTGACAGTAGATATACTTGTTGGTAGAACCCAAGCGTATTGGGGGGGATAAATGGCTGGACTGACATTTCTGCGAGTAGTGGGTAACGCTGAGCTTGCCAAACAGGAGCAAGAAGCGACGCAACGCGCCTTGCAAGAACGTCAGAATCAGCCGGTAATCCTTGGTCTTGCCAACTACTTGCGGCAGTGCTGGGATGTGGCAAGACTTGCCAAGCGTCCCATCGAGTACATCATGCTGCGGGCGATGCGCCAGCGCAACGGAGAGTACGAGGCTGACAAGTTGCAACAGATTCGCGGGCAAGGCGGGTCTGAGATTTACATGATGATCACCGAAGTAAAGTGTCGTGCTGCTGAGTCATGGCTGCGGGACATCTTACTTGACAACGGCTCACCCCCTTGGGACTTGCAGGCCACCCCGATCCCTGACCTCAACCCTTCGCAGCAAAAAGAAGTGCAGTCCATGTTCGCGGAGCGTGTGCTTAAACTCGTCGAAGAGTACGGAAAAGCGCCGAACATCGAGGAGATGCGGGAGATCAAGGAGATGGTGTCGCAAGACTACCGGTTCTCCATTCTTCGAGAGGCGCAGTCACGCGCTGACCGGATGAAG